TCTACGCAATTAAAACCCTGGTTCGACAAACTCAATCAAGTATCAAGCCGCTAGACGATAATCCCAAATCGAAAATGTATGCTGATTTTGTAGAGCAGTGCATAGAGGATATGGATATCACCTTCACCGATTTTCTAGCGGAGGCGCTTTCGTTCCTTCCGTTCGGGTGGTCCTATTTTGAGACGCTGTATAAAATGCGGCGCGGTTACAATGAAGAATCAAAACTAAGCAGCGGATACAATGACGGCTTGGTAGGGTGGCGAAAGTTCGCGGTCAGATCTCAAGATACGCTTTTCAAATGGGAGTTTGACGAAGAAGGTGGTTTGATGGGGCTCTGGCAAATGGCTCCGCCAGACTATCAACAGGTTTATATCCCTATCGAGAAAGCTTTGCATTTTCGAACTGAGACACACAAGAACAATCCGGAAGGTAGAAGCATTTTGCGAAACTCTTACCGGTCTTGGTATTTTCTCAAAAGGATACAACAGATAGAACTGGTTGGTATTGAGCGCGATTTAGCAGGGCTTCCTATTATGCAAATCCCGGCGGAGCTACTTTCGACAAATGCCACCAGCGCACAGAAAAGCGTCGTTGATGATTTTCGCGATATGATACAAAAAATTCGACGGGACGAATACGAGGGCGTGGTAATTCCTTCGGAAATGGATATCGATGGAAACCCAACAGGTTTCAAATTGAGTCTATTAAGTTCAGGCGGTCGCAGACCAATGGACGTGGACACAATCGTTCGACGTTATGAAAGCCGGATCGCTCTTTCGGTTCTTTCAGAATTTCTTTTAGTTGGGATGGATTCTCACGGTAGCTTTTCTCTAAGTAGCAACAAGACGGCGCTATTCGCTCAATCGCTTGGAACCTATCTGCAAAGCATTGCAGCGGTATTCAATGAGCAAGCGATCGCTAGACTCATGCGCCTAAACGGTTGGACCGACGCAGAGAATTATCCGAAGCTAGTTTTTTCCGATATTGAGACACCGGACGTTCAAGAGATTGCGGGGGCTCTAACTGGTCTAGTTACTGCGGGAATCATTACCCCGGATGATGAACTAGAAAAATGGGTTCGAGATTTCTCTGGTTTGCCTGCGTCCGATTCTGGGACGAATAGAATGCCAGATCCCGACGAAGCGGCGGCGGCAGATCAAGACATCATAGATCCTGAAATCACTGAAGAACCAGAACTTGAAGAAGCTGATCCAATCAGTACCGAAACTGGGTCTGATTCGCAAAATGAAACTGAGGGTATCCCAAGCGATCCAGGCGTACCGGTTGCAGCGGTTACAATGAACGGCGCGCAGGTTTCTTCGTTGCTTGAGATTATCGCAAGCGTTAGCGCGGGAACATTGCCAAGAGGCTCAGCGATTCAGATCATATCAATTGCGTTCAACCTAAGCACTGATAAAGCTGATCAGGTTTTGGGCGAAGTCGGTAGAGGTCCGAAACCTGAAGCAGTAGAGGAGGAGTCTTAAAATGAGAAAAGCAAAGGACGATCCGAAAACGCCAGCGAAGCCAAGCGAAAGAACTTCCGGAAGCTCTGCGAATCCTGAAGGATCTGCTTCCGGTTCGCGCGGGGGAATCAAACTATCTGAAGCAAACATAAAAGGATTAGAAGGGAAGCGCGATTCTCATAATGAGAAATACAAAGGAAGCCCTTCAAAAAAAGCAAACCTCGGAACCTTGAAAGCTGTTTTCCGTAGAGGCGCGGGGGCGTTCTCTACTTCTCACCGTCCCTCGGTTTCAAGCCGAGATCAGTGGGCGATGGCGCGGGTAAATGCTTTCCTTCATTTGCTCGGTACAGGCAAACCGAAGAGCGCTAAATATATAACCGATAACGATTTACTCCCCGCAAGTCATCCACGTTCAACTAAAAAATCTCAATTTGCGAAAGCTGAAAAAATGAAACTCAAAGCGCCTAAAGGTTTTCACTGGATGAACTATCAAGGGGGACCGGTTCTAATGACTGGAGACTACACGCCGCATGAGGGCGCTGTAGAGTTTTTCAATTTTGAATTAATCGAAGAACATGATCCCGAACGTATCGCAAAACAGGAAAGCTTCAAACCCCCGAAAGGCGTACAAGAGGAAGCGGCGCGGGGTCTCGAAATGAGACGAGAATTTAACCGGGGAGGAACTGAGGTAGGAGTAGCGCGTGCGCGCAACCTTTCCAATGGTGATGGTATACCTTTAGAAACTATCAACCGGATGGTGTCTTTCTTCGCGCGGCACGAAGTAGATTTGAAAGCTCCGAAGAATCGAGATCGATCTGATCCTGGTTATCCAGGCGCTGGCTTGATCGCTTGGAAACTTTGGGGAGGATCTGCGGGGCAGACTTGGGCAAACTCTATCGCGTCTCGAAACGAGAAATCCGATATTGGGAAAGCGTCGAAAGAATATCTAGAACACGCGCTGCAACTGGCAAAGGAAGCTTTACCGGATTGGGCGTTTAGTAAAATCCATCAAGCCGCACGAAGCAAAGCGGGCGGGAAAGCTAGAACAGCAAAAGCAAAATACAAAGTGATCTCTCTTCTGGTTCTCTCTCAATTGCGTCCGTCCGTACTTTCACAAATGGAGACGGTGGAGCTTCTCCAGGTTTGGGAGTATCTCCAAGAATGCTTTTCGCAATTTAAGAAAGATCCAATGATGCGCGGGCGCATTGTTGCAGCGGCTTCGAAAACCGTTGAGGAAATGCAAAATCGCGAATTGAGAATTGAACCCGCTCAACTGCTTAGAGAATCACAAAGAGTCATAGACGGTCAGAAAGCAGATCTCAAGGCGCTAAGTAAAACAGGCGTTCCGATCTGGAACCCTAACGCGTCTCTGGTTTTCGTTGTGTCAGAGGCTAACGATACAGATAAAGCGCGCGGAGAATTCTTATCGGGTCCGGACGGGCGGACGTTCCAAGATCTGTATTTGAATCGTCTCAATTTGAAAAAGTCTGACGTCTGTATTTTAGACGTTTCCCAAATCGGTTGGATTGAGAAAACAAACCCGGCGGGCGTAATCGCTTTAGGGCGTACCGCTAAGCGCGCTCTAGGCTCCGTCTCACTTTGCAACTTGCCACATCCAAAAGCGGTAAGACGTTTCGGCGATAGCGGCGAGGTAGAAAGAAAACTTCGTAGCGTGTCAAATACTATCACGTCGCATATTGAGAATTTAACGCTTGACGCTATGACCATAAATGAACGATACTTGAAAGAGTTGAACGATAGCAGTGCAAGCCAGCGATCTGAGATGATTGATAAATCTCAAAATGAAATGCTCGCACAAGTTGAGGACGTTAAGCTTGAACCCGATTCGCAGATTGAAGCGCGGGGCGAAAGTGATCGGGTCGATTCCGAAAAGTCTGAAACTCAGGAACTAGCTAAATCGTTAAGAGTGCCGATCTTAAAGGCAGACGCAGAGAAAAAAATTGTTTACGGTATCGTCTTAGATCCGTATCAAATTGATAGCCAAGATGATTGGATTTCTCCGCAGGCGATTGAAGAAACCGCGCATGATTGGTTAGCGAAAAGTCGCATTATAGGATTTGACCACACAAAGGAAGCGGACGCTTACCCGGTTGAATCTTCGATAATCCCTTATCCGAGTTCGGAAGATTATCAGAATGCGATTCAGAACAAACCACACCGCGCGTTTAGAATGCCATTCGGTGACGATGTAGCGCATTCAGGTTCATGGGTACTAGGAACAAAACTAGGTGACTCAGAATGGGACAAGGTAAAATCGGGCGAGCTTAATGCTTACTCGATTGGCGGTTATGGAAAGCGCGAGCCTATGTCTCAAAGCGAGATGCCTAAAGTTGAGTTCATAGATTTAACAGAGGATCGATAAATGCCGATCACGGCTTTAACAGAATTGGAAACCGTCGAAGTAAGTTTGGTCCCTGCGGGGGCGAATCTTAAAAAGCGATTTCCCATAATGAAACGGAACGAGGAAAGTTCAATGTCTGATATTCTACACGCAGTAATCGACGCGCAAAGCAGCGAAGATTCTCATTTTGAAAATGTTGTAAAATCCGCCAATCTCTCAGAAGAAGCAGCGATGGCAGTGAAGGGCGCGCTTAGAATTCTAAACGCTTACGCCGACACCATCCCCGGAGATCAAGCCCTATCGGTAATCGGAAAAGGTCTAGGGGTAGAACAGAACGATCAGCCTGTAGCAAAACAGGAAGAAGACGAAGAAGAAAAAGAAGAGGTCGAAAGTCTCGCAGAGATGATCACTGAAGCTGAAGAAGAAGGCGCGGAAGAAGACGAAGCCGAAAAGGGCGACGACGAAGAAGCCGAAAAAGAAGACGAAGACGAAGCCAAAAAAGGCGACGACGACGAAGCCGAAAAAGAACACGAAGAAGGCCACAAAGAGAAAATGTACGAAGAAAAAGAAGATGAAGAAAAGGAAAAATCTTCTCTTCAAAAATCTCTTAATGAGCTAGCTCCCGCAGTACGCGATCAGGTTCAGGCTCTTTGGAAATCTCAAAAGGCGGCAGTCGCAAAAGCGGACAAGCTAGAAAAATCTCTAGCCGCAGAACGGGACGAAAGGATTCGAAAAGAATTTGTCGCAAAAGCGAACAAAGAATTTCGTTTCGTCCCTGGTAAATCTCCCGATGAACTTGGCTTAATGCTTAAAGCTCTTCACTCTTTAGATTCTCAAATTGCAAAAGACATTGAGGGAATTTTTAAGAGCGTAAGCGCTGTGATGGAAAAAGGCGATCTCTTAGGTGAAATCGGATCGAGCATGACGGGCGACGGCGACGCCGGAACCGCATTCTCAAAATTGGACACACTAGCAAAAAGCCGTGTGAATAAATCGGGTGGAAGCTACGCGCAGGCTTTTGAAAAAGAGATGCGAAGCAACCCTGAACTTTATACAGCTTATCTCAACGAACAAGCCAAGTAAGAGGAGAATCTAAAATGGCAATCTCAGAAAATCAAACTTGTATTACGGTCGAAGCGGCGGAAGATCTTTCGGCTTCGCAATATCATTTCGTTTACATCCACACCGATGGCAAATTGAAACTATCCGGTGAGGATAGCAACAATATTGGAGTCCTTCAAAACAAACCAACCTCCGGACAAGCGGCGACGGTTTGTATTGCGGGCGTCACTAAATTGGTTTGCGCTGGCGCGCTTGATGCGGGTAAAGCTGTAGGCTCTCACTCTAACGGTAAGGCAGACGCTCACGATGCAAGCCAAGTAAAAACGGCGGTTCTTCTCGAAGCTTCAGGCGGAGCGAATGAAGTGGTCTCGGCTGTGTTCACTGGTGCTAACGGTTCTATTCAAGACATTGCTGGCGTAGCCGCAGCATAATTAAATTCGCATTATAGGAGAATCTCAAAATGCCAAATCCAACACGTAGTGATGTACATATCAACGCACCTTTGACCCAGGTCAGTGTGGCGTATCTACAAGAACAATCTAAATTTATCGCGGCTCAGTGCTTTCCGCTGATCTCAGTACCTAAGCAATCAGACCTCTATTTTCAATATGATCAAGGGGATTTCATGCGAGCTGAATCCGCTATCCGGGCACCGGGTACGGAATCAAAAGGCGCGGGTTATGACTTAACCACGGCGTCCTATTCTGCGAATGTGTTCGCGCTTCATAAAGATGTTGCTGATCAGATTCGTCAGAACGCAGACGCTCCGCTTGATATGGACGCAGACGCGACAAAGTTCCTCACTCAGCAAATGTTGATCAAGCGAGATCTTGATTGGTCAACAAACTTTTTTACTGGCGGAACTTGGACCGGTTCAAACACTGGCGGGAACATTACTCCCGGCGTTAAGTGGGATACTGCGAACGGTACTCCGATCCAGGACATCCAAGAGCAAGCGGATTCCATTGAAGCTAAAACAGGCTTTAGAGGCAACACGTTGGTTCTAGGGGTCGATTCCTATAATGCGATTAAGAACAGCCCTGATGTGGTTGACCGAATTCGCTACACGCAAACGGGTGTTGTAACTGAAGATCTTTTGGCTTCTCTTTTGGGAATGAAAAAAGTTTTAGTTGCTCGCGGCGTGTATAATTCTGCGGCTGAGGGCGCGACTGATTCTATCGATCGGATCTTCACTGGAGACACTGCGCTGGTAATGTATGTTCCTGATAGTCCTAGCCTGATGCATCCAAGCGCGGGTTACACTTTCGCATGGCAGTACGCTGGCGCGGGTGGTGACGGTCAACGCGTTTCTCGTTTCCGTATGGATCACTTACGAAGTGACCGTATCGAAATGGAAATGGCTTATGATCAGAAGCAGGTGAGCACCGTGCTCGGCGCTCGTTTCATTAACACGGACACATAAGAAATGTGGGTAGCGGGGAAACTACTCATAGTCTCAATTGATGGCGACAGGTACGAGAAACGCCGACCGGGCGATCCCGTACCTGAAGCCGTTGGTTGGTCTGCGCGCGCTTTACAGGCAAACAGAGATCTTGGGCGTATCGTTTGGGTTGATCCCAAAACGAAAAAGAATTCGAAACGTCGGAAGCGTCCCAATTTGAAACAGAAGGTTTGATCGATGTCTTGGTCTTATAGCGAGTCTCTAGGTTCAAACCTGGATAAAGTTCGTCTCAAATTGGGAGATACCGTAAGCACGGATCAACTCTTGAGCAACGAAACAATCAACGCGCTTTTGACTGAACACAATCAGGATATCGATCTAGCGACTATCTCATGTTGCCGCGCTATCATTGCGCAGTTCAACAGAACAATCGATCGAAGCGGCGCGGGTATGAACGCGAACCGCTCGATCATTGTTGAAAACTATAGGCAACTTTTAGGTGAGCTTCTCAAATTGAATCGCGGCAACTCTGGTGCGCGGTACGATGGAAGCTTTAGCAGAAGCCGAAAAGAAACCATCGAAGATGATTCAGATTTCATTTTGCCAAGCGGCAGAGAAAGCGAATTTGATTATCCGGGAACCGGTAAGAATTCCAACGATCCAGATTGGGATAAATACTAATGGCGGCAAAGCGAGACAGCAAGGGGCGTTTTATAAAAGGATCAGGGGGCGGCTCAAGCGGTTCCTCTAAGAAAAATAATCCTTCGAAAGCTTTAGAGGCTTTTTTTAAAAAAGTTAAAACGGCGCTTCCTTACGTTTTTGAATCTTCTCTTTTTGAAGCGGCGGAAGTTGCAGCGATTCACCTTGATAAGTCTACGCGTCTCATACTTTATCGAAACCCTACGGGGTCGCTTGCTAACTCTTGGAACCCAGTTCTAAACGGTCCTCTATCTGCGGGCGCTTATTCAGATTTACCGTATGCGGCGATCCATGAGACGGGCGGGGTTATAAAACCAACCCGCGCAAAATCTCTAGCGATCCCTTTAACTAAGGCGGCTCGGAACGCAGGATCTCCGCGCAATATGTCGAATCTCAAAATGATACCGGGTAGCGTTTACGGGGGCGGTCCTCCGCGCTTATGGGGCGGCGGGGTTACCCACTACGTTTTGCCTAAGTCGGTAACGATACCGGGGCGGGGATATATTAGTTTCGCTATGACTTCGAGCGCGGACGAAATAAGCGAGATCATAGGGCGCGGGATTGTAGATCTCTTCGCGGGCAAGACTTCCGTTTTTGGTGTTTCATAATGGGAACGCCAGCGCGGAAAGATATTCTCGACAATATCGAAACGGTGTTAAACACCATCACCACGGGCAACGGTTACAAAACAACCGTAACAACGGTTGAGCCAGTTGCAAAAGGTTGGGGCGATATGGGCGCAGGATTAAAACCTTTCATTGGTTTTTCTCCGGGTAGTGAGCGCTTTGATTATCAACCGTGCGGATCGATCAGAGTTGTTCTAGGTATCGCGTTGACTTGTCACATTTCAGGATCAACCCAGGGCGCGCGCAGTTCAGCTCTAAATGATTTACTCGATGATATTATTAAAGCTTTAAGCCTGGACACTTCGCGCGGTGGTAAAGCTATATCAACAACGATTTCGCAAGTTGAGACGGACGAAGGATCTCCGGATTCTAGCTATGAAGGATCGATGTTGATTCGTGTTGATGTGGCTTATATTCGGACAACTTCAGGATCATAGGAATTGAAAATGAAATTAGTTTATAAAGGTTCTTCAGATTGCCGGGTTGGTGATCGACTTTTTACAGCGGGCGATGTTGGCGACTTTGACGAAACAACTTCGAGCGGTCTTGTTCAAGATTCGTCTTGGGAACCGGTCGAAGCCAAACCAGCAAAGCGCGTAAAGAAAACAAAAACCGAAGATTCTCAAGATGAGACTGGAGCAGAATAATGGCTACTTACGGATTAGGTAGAGAGTTAAAATTTTACCTCGTTAAGACTACAACCACAGCGAACGCGCTAAACGGTTACGGTACATCTTCGCAGGTTGCTTTGACCGGTGCGGCTAACGGCGCAAAAGTTACATCGTCAACGATGGATTTTTCAGTTGCTAGAGAAGACAGAATGGACGCGCGCGCGAGCCGATCTGTCCTAGAACGAATCACGGGCAAACAAGAAATTTCGTGGTCCGTTGAAACTTATATGTTACCGCGCGGCGGATCCTACGTTCCCAATATAGGACCGATGATCGAATGTGCGATGGGTTCAGTCTCTACCGTTACCTATTCGCTTGCGGATACGCTTCCTACTTTGCAAATGGCTAGGGTTCTACCGGGCGTTCTTCGTGAAGATTGCTTCGGGGCATACGTTGACGAAATGACGGTAACGGCTAGCGGTGCAGATCCTATCAAGCTAAGTTTTAGCGGCGGCGCTATGGAGTACGCTTTGACGGGTACGGGTACAACCGGAACCGGCGCTACTTCTACAACAATGCCAGTTGGAACGAATGAGGGTTTTAACTTTATGCCTGGATCAAAGATCCAGATCGTAGACTTGACAGCCGCATCGGGAACCGTGGTTGCGGGATCGTCGGCGCACAACTCTGTAACGCTTGCGGCTTCTACTACTTTCGGATCTTCGAAAGCAATCACGCCGCACGTTCCCGAAGGATCTTATGTAACGCACGGTAATCCTACCAGCGGGATCACGGGTTCGGTATCAGTGAACGCTGATACAGGCTTACAGGTTACAGGCTTCGATCTCACTTTGACAAATAACATTAAAGCTCTAAGCGATGAATACGGTAGCAAGGGAACGAATGATTTTATCCCCGGCTTTCGTAGCGTAACGGGTCAAGTAACTGTTAGGTGTACAGCGGAAGATCTTAAAGCTCTAACGCGCAGATACCAAACCGCAGGACCATCCATAACGGACGGCGTTCCTACTTTTGCAACGGTTGCGATTATTCTCACAATGGGACAAACCGCAGACAAAAAACAAGTGATCACGTTACCGACTTGTGAACTAGATTTTGCGGGTATTGATATTCCAGAATCAGAAGAAGCGATCTTAAGTATTCCGTTTACCGCGCTAGGTTCTAGCGGCGGCGATGAGTTTACTTTTGAATGGAATAACGGTTAATCTTAAATTGAGAATTATTTTATACGGGGATAAAAATGACAGAAGATCAAGCAGTAGCTTTCGTTCCAGATATTGAAGACAATAGAGACCGCGCGGAAGAGGATCAGGTTTGGGCCGAAATCCTACCGATGACGGGCGCAGAGTTGCGCGGGTATCACCGCGCGCTCGCTAACGTAAAGGCGGGATCTAAACTCGCTTTTCAAAAGGCGGAAAACTGCGTTCGAAAAATTATGTCTGAACGTGTTCTAGTTGTTCACAATTACGAAGACATTAAAGGCGTCGCAATTTCGGACGGGGCGGAAGTCTACGAACGGGGCGAGACTGCTATGGTTGACGCTCTGTATTCTGGACTTACTGAGATCAGTACGTTGAAAGAAGGCACCAGAAAAAAATAGAGATCGCCGCGCGGATGGTTCTTAGCGGCGATGATACAACTTTAAAATGGGGATGCTCTAAATGTAAAGGCGAGGAATTCGAAGAACAGGACCCTTTAAGAATTCTTAGGAATTGCGACAATTCGCAAAACGAGAATATTGCTTGGTCTTGGATGCCTTCTCTTAGGCGTTGCCCCTGGTCTCAAACGGATGATCACACTTGGATCATTCTGAATTGGTGGGTAGAGTTTAAAGAGTTCCAAGTTCTTCCGTTCGGGGGTTCTGATTTAATGGAGCAACCCGCATACGTTCTAGAATCTTTTGCTTTGATTAGACAGCTTCAAATTGAGATTGAAAAAACAGAAGCGGAAAAAAGACAAAGAGAAATAGAACGCGCGCACAAAAAAGCTAGACGCAAAACAGGACGGTGAGAAATGGCAGAGCAAAGAACGGGCATTACTTTATTTGTAAAAGATAAAGTTTCGAAGACTGTTAAGAGACTAGCCAAGGGCGCGAAGCTTGTAGGAAAAGCCTTTTCCGCTGCGCTCTCCGTTGTTGGTGGTATCGGTCAAGCGATTGTTGTAGCGAACAACGCCGCCGATCTTCTATCGAAAGGTTTCGGCGCGGTCTCTGGTGCGATCACGGGGGCGGTTGATGCGGCTATCGAGTTGCGCGGGGAGTCTGATCCCCTAGTTCGACAATTCAAAAAAATGGGAACGGCGGCGAAAGGTGTTCAAGGCGCTTTCGGAGACGCTTTCGTTTCAGCGATCACGGCGGTAGGTACAGCGCTTGGACCGTCGATCAAAAAACTAAAAGACTTCGCAGAAAAAAACAAACAACTCATAGCCGAAAAAACTGTGAGTATGATTTTCGATTTTGCGAATCTTCTTTTGACCGGCGTGACGGCTGGAGCAAAAGCGGCGATGAGTGCGATCACTGGTTTTAAAAAGGCTATGAACGCAGTTGATAAAATTCAATCTGAGATTGTTATAAGCACGGCGGACATGATCGAAGCGATTCACAGCGGGATGGGATCTTTCTCGCCTTTCGCGGAAGAGACCGTGGCGGGTATGCGTCTAGCGAAACAAGGCGCGGAAGAGACGATCCGCGATATCGCAAAACGAAACAAAGAGTTGGATGAATCTCAGCTAGCAGTTAATAAAAGCGTCAACAAAACATCCAGAACGTTGAG